GGGTCTGTAGCCAACTTTTCAAAAGTGGCATTCAGAATTTGGTTCTGATTTAGGTCAATGTTTGTTAGAAATTTTTGTGCCATTTTTCCTCTACTTTACGTGAGATACGCGTACCCAGAAAACGCAGCAGAGAAAATCACCGTAATCTGAGTGTTGCTATTGTATTGTACCTCACCAAATACATGCGTATCCGCAGAGTCCACAATGGTTACTGAAGGCTTTCCGCCAAGGCTATGATTTACAACCCACGTAGTTGATGCTTGACTTTGAGTATGAACGTGCCTGCGTGTATTCCCTGAAGCGCCACCAAGCTGTACTAGTACCTGATTTGGAGCGTCTTGATCGACAAGTACCCTGTTTGCGGAATCTTCCGTAATAATTACATTGTTTGGAATGTTGGTCACCGCGTGACTCCTTTAGATACGTAGAAGTTCCCTTGGAGCACTCGAGAAACTTCTCCGTTGGGTGCTTCTATCTCCAAATCATACACGCCATTATTTTCGAGAGAAGCACTTACCGAAGCAGAAACAGATATTGCTATATCGTTTTGATCAACTCCGGAAGCAACGACCATTGCGCCATTTTCGGTAGTCAACTCAAGATAAAATGTACTAGCGTCAACTGTTCTGCGAACTTGCATTCTTGCTTTAAACCCAACAAGGTTGTAGGGTTCGTAAAGTTCATCCGTGGTGGGGCTGGCTATTGGGGCCTCTACGTAAATGTTTCTAGTAAAATTAGTGCCCTGCTCCAAATAAAAATTGTGATTCCCTGCTCTCATTTTGCAAAAGCTCCATTGATTGACCGCGGTTATTACTTATTGTAGATTATATTTACCTTCACTATCTACAGTATCTATCCGTTTCCGGCTTTAAGGCAACTCATGAAAAAGCGTCAAAAACCATCCATAGGATTTCTAACCACGGATTGGTCTTGGGGAACGGACCCGCTTCAGATGAATGGGTGCGCTTGGTATAGATGTAAATTACCCGGTGATCAACTTGTCAAACGCGGCTGGAAGTGCGCTGTCGGGATGCCTGGGTGGAATGAAAAACATGGATTTGGGATGCTCGCCGAAAACAATACGGCAGTCCATGGCTGGGACATTGTTGTTTTTAAATTGATAATGCATAAAGATGCGCTTGACAATATTCTAAAAGCTAAAGAAATGAAGCAAAAAATCGTAGTAGACATTGACGACTGGTTCGTTGGCCTAGAGAAGACAAATAGGGCTTACGATGCAACAGATCCCGAAAAAAACCCCGACCAGAACAGGGCCATATACGAACAAATCATAATGGAAGCTTTTGCTGTAATCTGTTCTACTGAGTTTTTATATAATTATTATTCAAAAATAAGAAAAAATGTATTCCTGGTTAGAAATGGCATAGATCTCGAGCGGTGGAGGGTAAAGCCGTCAGTGCGACCTCACAAAAAAGTACGCGTGGGTTGGGTGGGGGCCACTCCATGGAGGTCAAACGATCTGGAACAGCTTAGAAATTTTTTCCCTGATTTTATTAAAAAAAACAATTTGTTGTTTCATCATTCAGGGCACACAATAAACGCGCCAAAAGCCAATGAATTACTCGGAGTGCCAGACGAAGTAACAAGGCTTACTCCGCTTGTCCCAATCCTTTCATATCCTGGTTTGCTTTTGCCAATAGATATAGGAATCATCCCATTAAACAACATTCAATTCAACCACGCAAAATCTTTTATCAAAGGCCTTGAGTACGCAGCTGCTGGAGTGCCATTTGTAGCCTCGGCCCTCCCTGAATATGAGCTCCTAGCTTCGCAAGGAATAGGGAGAATTGCAAGAACCGATGCGGAATGGGAAGCAAACCTAACAGACCTACTGGATTATCGGCTTAGGCGTGACGAGATGATAGTAAACAGAGAAGTTCTAGAACAGTTTTCTATGTCAGCGAGGGCTCCTGAATGGGAAACAACAATGCGGGAAATATTAGAGATGGAAATGTAAATAGAAGTGGATATCAATTTTTCTTTCTGCATCGTTACTGGATACCAGGACACTGCCCGCCTTGAGCAAATTATAGAAAATATAATTTCTTTGTCAATTCCACATTATGAAATATTAATTATTGGTGGGGAAAGAAAAGATTTTAGTCATCAAAACGAAAAAGTAATTTTTTTAGATTTTGACGAATCAGTAAAACCTTTATGGATAACTAAGAAAAAAAACATTCTGTCACGGGCTGCCAAGAATGAAAATTTAGTGATAATGCACGATTATCATGTTTTTAACGATGATTGGTATGAAGAATTCACAAAGTTTGGAACCGACTGGGATGTGTGTTCCTGCCCTCAGTATCTTATAAATGGCGCAAGAAACCCAATGGACTGGTCGTTGTGGGATAAGCCGGGACACGGTAGGGCATGGAGTCTTGACTATGACGACTGGTCACAAACTCAATATATGTATATATCTGGTGGATTCTTTATTGTCAAAAAACACGTAATGCTAGAAGAGCCGCTTGACGAATCTCGTGGATGGAACGAAGCAGAGGATGTTGAGTGGTCACTTCGTATTAGAGACAAGTACGTAATGAAGTGCAACAAAAACAGTATTGTTCGCCACAATAAGTGGCACAGACATGCGGGGATAAACCCAGATGAAAAATAATTTTCTTGTTATTTTCGACCTTGACGGTGTACTAATAGAGTCAAGAGATGTGCATTTTGATTCTTTGAATATTGCCCTGAGTAGGGTAGACCCAAAATACGTTATTTCACAAGAAGAACATCTTTCCAAATATGACGGCCTGGGAACAACAACGAAGCTAAGAATGCTTACCGAAGAGAAAGGACTTTCCGGTTCTTTTCATCAACAGATATGGGAAGATAAACAAAAAGCAACCCTTACAATACTTTCTGGCTTTCCTAAAAACTATGTTGCTATAGACATAATGCAAACCCTCAAAGAAAAGGGGTGGAAAATTGCTGTTGCATCAAACGCGATAAGGGAAACCGTTATCACAGCGCTCGATGCAATCGGCGTACTAAAGTATGTCAGCTACATCATGAGCAATGAAGACGTCAGGAACCATAAGCCACATCCGGAGATGTATTGGCAATGCATGGTTTCATCGGACGCAAGCCCTGCAAATACCATAATTATTGAAGATTCACATATAGGCAGGGAGGGTGCGCTAAGTTCTGGAGCAAACCTGCACGCAATCAAGAATGCTAGCGATTTGAATAAAGAGCGATTAATGCGCTTTGTTGAAGAAATAGAAAACAGGGGCAAGAAACCTGTTGCATGGAGAAATGAAAAAATGAACGTTTTGATACCGATGGCTGGCGCTGGCTCTAGATTTGCACAGGCTGGATATACATTTCCAAAACCATTAATTGAAGTCAATGGGAAGCCAATGATTCAGGTGGTTGTTGAGAATCTTAATGTTGATGCTCACTTTATTTTCTTGGTTCAAAAAGAACATTATGAGAAATATAATCTCAAACAAGTTCTTGGATTAATTAAGCCAGGGTGCGACATTGTCCTAGTTGACGGGATGACAGAGGGCGCTGCTTGTACGACTCTACTTGCATCTGGCTTGATAGATAACGACGAGCCATTGCTTATGGCAAACTCCGACCAGATAGTTGATTGGGACAGCAATGAGTGCCTTTACGCATTTGGGGCAGAAGGTGTTGATGGTGGAATCCTTACGTTCAAGGCAACTCATCCGAAATGGTCTTATGCGAAGCTTGGCGATGACGGATTGGTTAGTGAGGTAGCAGAAAAAAATCCAATCTCAGATAATGCCACTGTTGGCATTTACTACTGGAAACACGGTTCAGATTATGTCAAATATGCAAACCAGATGATAGAAAAAAATATTAGAACCAATAATGAGTTTTATGTTTGCCCAGTGTTCAATGAAGCAATAAACGACCAGAAAAAGATTCGAATTAAAGAAGTGCCAAAAATGTGGGGAATAGGGACCCCAGAAGACCTCAACTATTACTTGGAGAACAATAAATGAGCAAAGACAAAAAAGACTATCTAGATATGCAGAACTCGTACTACGACGGATATGCAAGTCAGTGGACCTTAAATTTTAGAGACCCAGTTGTTGGTTCATATGATGCGCACAATAACTGGAGCGACTACGATAACTATTTATTTAAAGATTTTGAAACAAATGGACTTTTAGCACTCGAATACGGTTGTGGTCCTGGAAGAAATTTAGTTAAGTTTTCCACGAGGTTTCAGCGTATTGATGGCATTGACATATCAAGTGTAAATATTGAAAAAGCAAAAATAAATCTTGAGCATAATGGGATCCGTGATTCACTTCTATTCACGACATCCGGAGATAATCTTTCTCAAGTTGAGTCAGAATCTTATGATGTTGTTTTTGCTGTTATATGCTTTCAACACATATGTGTTCACGAAATACGATTAGCAATACTTGCTGATATCCATAGAGTTCTTAAAACAGGGGGGCGGCTTTGCTTTCAAATGGGCTATGGTGGTAAGGGAGAAATTCCAACTGCCTCATATTACGACAACAATTACGATGCTGGCAGCACGAATGGGCACGCTGATGTCAGTATAAAAGATGAATCTGAGTTGATTGACGATCTAACAAACGTGCTTGGATATAAAAACTACAGGTCTGACATTAGGCAAACTGGCCCTGGGGATAACCATAAAAACTGGATATGGGTACAGGTTGAAAAATGAGATTTATATCGCACAGGGGTAACCTGACTGGAATTAACAGAGAATTAGAAAATTCACCAGAATATGTGGTTGATGCAATTAAAAAAGGTTTTGATGTTGAAATAGACCTCAGGACGCACTTGGGCAAAATGTACCTTGGGCACGATGAGCCGCAGTATAAAATAGAAGATAAATGGCTGCAAATGTATTCGAGCAGCTTATGGATCCATTGTAAAGATTTTGAATCATTAGACCACTCTATGAATATGGGTTATCATTGCTTCTTTCATAACATTGACGCATACACGATAACGAGTCGCAGTTTTGTTTGGGCTTACCCTGGCAGTCAAATTGCTTCAAGGCTTTGTATATCTGTTCTTCCTGAAAGGGCAGAAGGCTTGATCGGCCTAAAAGCACACGACTATTACGGCGTATGTTCTGATTTTGTACAGGAACTGGAAGCTGCTTATGAGTGAATTATCACTGCATGAGATTGGGTTAAAAAATTCTACGGACAAGTCCACCTATCACGAGTATATGGATTTTTATCAAAGATATTTAGATAGAAATAAAATATTAAAATTTTTAGAAATAGGCGTCCAGGGTGGTTCCTCAATCAAGACATGGCGCGAATGGTTGAGGAGCGAATGCGTTATTGAAGGCTGGGACATAGAGCAATGCGAACCAATTAAAAATTGCGAATTAAAAATTGTTGACCAGGCTAATCGCCAAATGGTAATTGATTCCATTACTGGAGAATACGATGTGATTCTTGACGATGGAGCCCATACGCCAAGATCTATGGAAACATCTTTTTCCGTTCTGTTTCCATATTGCAAAATTTACATAATTGAGGACCTGCATGCTTGGTGGCTTGGATACAGGGAAGGTGAGGAAAAGTCGACTTTTGAACTACTTAAACAAATTGAAGACGACGGGTGGCTTTCTACCTATGCCACAAATGAAGAATCAGAATACATCTCAAGAAATGCTCAATTATTAGAAGTGTATCATCGTGGTGAATTAAGCAACCCACTCTCTATGTCAGCAGTAATTCTAAATAAAAGGAAATCAAATGATTAAACCAATTGACTATGAAAAACATTTTGTTATTGGGACTCCATTGGTCGGTTGGAAGTGTGATGCAAAGGAACACTTATCTTGGATTAATAACCGAATCGAAATAATTAATAAGTTTCCTAATGTAAAATGGTTTTCTGCTTTCGAACTTGACCACAGGGGAATTGAACCATTCGTTGACGTAATTGAAGCACTGAGAGAAGTCAATGGTGATTACTGGACTTACTCAATTAACGATATGCAGCCAAAAGTCAATTCTGGGAATAGGTGGATAAGGATTGAAACTGGAAGGAATCTCATAAGAGAATTCGCTCAAAGACATAGGGTTACATCTGGACATCATTGGGGAGAAGATTGCACTGAAGAAAACATTGGAGTAATAAACTACCAAGCCGTTCTTTATGTTGATTCCGACATCGTTTTGACTGCTGAAATTATTGAAAAAATGCTTGAAGTGGACAGACCTTTAGTTGGTGCAAATGTTGGAGCTTATGGACTATCGGGCAAAGTAATAAGTAGCAACCCTCCTATACAAGAACACTGGACGACTGCTGGTTGTTTACTCGTTAACTCTCCAGCCTTTTATGACTTGCCGTGGTTTCATAATTCTTGGTTGAATCTAAGTGATGACCCATCTTTTCAGTCAGTAGCTGAAAGACTTCTCAGAAGAGAGGGAGTAAATAATATGGAAGATACGTATGGAATGACTTGGGTAAGGAAAGACGTAAACGTAATTCACGCCGGAAGACTTAGTCCTGTTGAAGAAAGAAACATTCAAGACAGACAAATTTAATTCAATAATATAAATTATTTTGCTGTAAAATTGTCTCTGTCGGAGGACAGAGATTGAAAATTGGTGGGAAAGAAATAAAATTGCGCCCTGGCGCGTGGATACTTCTGCCTGCACTTATCCTTGCTTGGATTAATCCACATGATGTTAGGGCAGATGTTCAACCAGGACTTGCAGTAACCATTTACGACAACTTCGGATATAACGGGTCTCCGCCTCTTCCGTCCGTATCCGGGAGACCAGTTCAATGTACTACTTCGTACTTAGATATCAACCAAGACTTTGGCAATAGCATTTGTGGACTTTATGACGACTACATAGTCAAATACGAAGGATACATTACTTCTCCCACAACGGAAACAATTACTTTTTACCCGAGCGCTGATGATGGAACAAAACTTTACATTGATAATGTTCTAGTTGACAATAACTGGGTTGACAAGGGCGGCGGAGGAAATCCAAGCACGCCTATTGACTTTACTGCTGGAGTACCAAAATCAATAACTTTGTGGTTCTATGAAAACGGCGGCGGCAACTGGGTAGAGCTTGCATGGAACCAAGGTGGAGGTTACTCGATTGTTCCAGCAGAAGCATTCACTCAGAATAACGAATCACAGTATACGACAACAACTACTTTGGCTCCATACTTCAACTCGCCTCAAAATCTAACAGCCACGTCAAATCAAGATGGAAGCGTAGACCTTGACTGGGACGCGCCAGAGGCTAGCAATTTAGATATCTATGCTTATGGCGTTACCTTCTACGACCTTGATGAGATTGGTGGAACAACATCAAGTGGCTGGGGAGTTTGGACTAACCAAGGAACTACCTATTCGCTTGCTGAATATATGTTCTCTGGAACTACTGGGTTTGGACCGGTTCGTTTTGGTATTAAAGCAGGAAATGAAAGTTGTTTTTCTGCTGAAGGAGTAGGTCCATGTGTCTATGGACCAGAAGTAAATGTTGATGTAATTGTTATTGACCCAACTCCGCCAACAACTACAACAACCGAACCGGAAAGCACAACAACAGAACTAGAAACCACTACAAGTGAAAATACAACTACAACTACTGAAGTAATTCAAGAACCAGAAATAACTACAACAATTCCTTTACCGAACACTGGAACTACAAGCAGTACAGTAGGAGAAACAACCACAACGATGGAGACGGTTCCAGAGACTATCCCCATAACTGAGGAGGAAAATGTCGGACCAGGAGATTTCACAGAATCTACAGTTCAAGACTCGCTACCTGAACCAGAAACAGTCCCCCAAGATGAAACGCCGACACAAGAAACTACGCCAGAACTTTCGCTAGATACAAGCGAAGAGATTGACCAAATAAACACAGCCGCACTAAGCAGTGAAGAACTCGGTGCAGCAATATCAGACATACTAGACAAACCACTGACTGATGAACAGTTTACTGCTGTTCTTGAAACAATATTTAATGAGTCACTCAGCGATGAGCAATTTGACGCAGCAATCAGCTCGGTTCTTGATTCTGACTTATCTGCTGAGCAATTTACGGAAGTTATTGGAATCCTCGAAGGAGACTCCGTAACGGAAGAGCAGGTTTCGTCTGCAGTTGACAGCATCATTGAAAACGGGATTACAGAAGACCAAGCAACAGAACTGGCCACAAGCGAGAAAGTACTTGAAAGCATTTCTGCTGATGCGGCTGCTGAGATATTCAACGAAATACCAGTAGATGAACTATCAGACGAGCAGGGTCAGCAAATTGTTGAAGCAGTGCAAAACGCCCCAACAGAAATCAAAGAAGCTTTTGAAGAGGAGATAAACGTCTTTGATGGCGCCTTTGACACCTATGTGCCAACAGACTCAAGCATAAGTGTTGGCGAACGTAGAACTGTAGTTGCTGTAACTGTTGTATCATCTGTAATAGCAGTTTCTGCTGCGGCAGCTCCGTCATCTGGTCCGAGCTCCCCTGGCAGTGGTGGTTCTTCTGGAGGTGGCGGTGGCGCTCCATCTGGGGGAAGCAGCGATGGTGGGAAGCCTAGAAGGCGTCGTGGAGGATGAGATGAAATTTCTAAAAAAATTATGGACCATAACTGGTGACTTAATATGGACAATCGTCGGAAGCGTTATTGTGATAATTACGCTTTCCGGTGACACTCAAAAAATCGCTCTTTACCTAACCCTCACCGGTGGCATGCTTCACTATATATATAAACTTTTAGACGGTTCTAAAGACGATTAATAAATTGTAATTTTTATCAACTCACTCTTGTTGTACAATATTTAAAGTTGCACAAATAATTGCAGAAAAGAGCGGCAATGCTTCGCAGAGTCCGACAGAAAAGAGTGAAAATGGCCCCCAAGTACCCTTACAAAAAAATGGTTCTTCCAAAAGAACTGGCTTCAATGAAGGACGAAACTGGGAAGTTAACCCCAGAAATGCTTACAACTTCCGTAAATGGTGCAAAATTTTGGCGTTGGGCTGGAATTGCTTTCAACCAAATGTTCAACGATGCTGAAAAAGCTGGCTTTAAACTACAGAATATCGGTGATTACCGTTCATACGAACAGCAACTCGCCATGTTCAAGGAGCGCTATTCGACCACTGACGGTGGCAGAAAGCCACAAGTAACGAGAACTTGGGATGGAAAGACTTGGTACTTGAAACCAAAGATGAGCCCATCGTCTAGTCCTGGTCGCTCAAATCATGGCCTTGGTCTAGCGATTGATATCAATGTAACAAAAGCTGAAGTACTTAACTGGCTTTGCGAGAATGCTCCAAAGTATGGTTTTTATCTCCAAAGTGATGACCCAAAGTCTCCAGAATTTGAAAACTGGCATTGGCAGTACGTTTGTGGCGATGCAACTCCAGAAGCAGTAAAAACTCGCTTCGAGGCTAACGAAGCTAAAAAAGCCGCAAAAGCCGCAAAAGGAAAATAATCCGATGGAGGCAATAATTGTTGCTTTGATTGGCATATTTGGTGGCGTTGCTATCGCGTTGATTGAAAAAGATAGACGCTCCAGCAAAGGTAGATGGGAAGAGAACAAGGCCGACCACAACTTTGTTGTTGACAAGATTGAGAACCTAGGTAAAACGCTTGGGATATCTATTGACAGAGTGGAAAAAGGCGTTGAACGTACGGAAGCAAAAGTTGATGAACATATTCGAGACCACGCAAAAGGTGATGTCTAATGGCAAATAAACCAGCAAAAAGAAACATAACCAATACCAACGCCCCAGTTAAAAAGAAAAACGAAGGCGAAATTGTTATGTACGTGAGTATGAATAAAGCAACAATGAGTCGCTGCCTGCTTTGTGGCAAAAAAACAAGTAAGGGTATTCTTCGACAATACAAAGACGAACTTTACTGCTCAAAATCTTGCGTGACGTGGGTTATTGAAAAAGATGAAATAAATGAATAAAAAAACAAAAAATAATATATTTAAATATTTTTTAATATCATTTATATTATTAGGATTATTTTTAGTTTCAAAATCTTCTATACCAAAAAGCCTCTCTATAACCAGTGTTGCTAATGCTTCTGGAACTGGTGGTCCAATAGTTCTTGACGGAATGGATCCCGTCTGCCACTCCGGGGGAGAAGGAACTTGGGGGTATATTGCACAAGTTCTGAAGAAAACACACGAAGGCGCAACAAACCAGAACAGCGGCGCGATTGCTGTTCTGGGAGCAAACGGAACAAGCAACTCATGTGGTGGCAACTGGAATACTCTTTTAACCACAAAGTATCTCGGCCAGTTCATCACTGCTCCAACTGTAAATTTTTACAACTCTGCATCGGATGTGGCCACATTCTTCTCTACTATAAATACGCTAAAGCCTGCTGTTATATGGATTCCAGACAACTGGGGTAGACCAGCGGCGGTCGAGTCGGTGTTCACATCAAATGCTGAGGTTATCGCTGACTTCGTAAACTCAGGTGGTGGATTATTCGCGAACATGGGAACGTATGGTTGGTTGACCGCATTACTTCCAAGTGCCGCTTATAACAACGGTGGATGTAATGGTGGTCCAGACGCGACCGCTGACGGCATTGCTGACTTTGGGCTCACAAATGAAAAAGTAGCTGCCTGTTGGCATGGTTATTTTACTGGAAACGTTGGAACACTTAAAACGCTTGTTGACTATCCATACCCATCTGCTTCATCAACAAGAAAAGCAGTTTCAATAGGCGGTGGCTCGGTTTCGCTTCCAAGCTCGTTCACTCTAGCTATTAGTCCCACAAGTCCAAATGCTGGTGAAGATCTAACCATAACCGCTACGGCTCAGACAATATCTGGCGTACCTCAAGCTGGAGTAACGGTAACAATAACCGTTAGCAGTGGTCCTGACGCTGGAAGCACTCTGACCGCTACGACTAATTCTTCTGGAGTAGCAACAATAACCGTAAGAACAAACTCTCAGGGAACTGCTGTCTATACGGCTACAGCAACAGTCAATGGTGTGGCTAAAACTGTTTCGGCAACTGTTAGCTGGAATCCTCCAGTAACTACTGTTCCACCCATAGTGACTACAACATCAACCAGTAGTACAACGACCTCCGTACTGCAACAAACAACAACACTGCCAGAAGTTGTTCAAACAACGACAACGGCATATTTAATTTTGCCATTGCCACAAGAAGTGACGACCACCACAGAATTATCTCCAGTACCAGACCTCGGGATATCTTCATCCCCAAAGACTACCGTTCATGACCACTCAAAGCACTCGCACGGGATTCTTCCAGAGACCGGGAGCAGCTCGTCGAACGGAATAAAACTTGCTCTCTTTATCGTCTTGCTTGGCTGGATAATCATGTCAATTCGTGGAATTTTCTCGGATTCCAAAAAAAGCAGAAAAGGAGCATGATATGGCTATGAAAAAAGAATTATGCACCAACATATTGATGCGCATCCTTGCAACCTTTGCAGCCTCTGGTCTTGGCGTGATCGGAGCCGGAGCTGTAGCTGGAGTTCCCCTGTGGAAGG